ACCCCAACGACGCGATCGACTTCATGATCGCCAACTCGAAGAAGTACGCCCAGGCCAAGGCCAACCGCACCTACCTGGAGGAGTACCGCAAGACCATGAAGGCCGAACTGTGCAAGGAAGCACTCGTGGCCGGCTTCGAGGCGGTCAACGCGCAGGAGAGGGAGGCATACAGCCACCCGGACTACAAGCAGCACCTCCTGGCCATCAAGGCCGCGATCGAGGAGGAGGAGCGGATGCGGTGGCTCATGGTGGCGGCACAGGCAAGGATTGATGTCTGGCGATCGCTTGAGAGTTCTGCAAGGGCGCAGGTGAAGAACACGCTATGACAACGATCGCCGAGCGCAAGCACATGAGCAGAGTGGCTGATCTAGGATGCTCTGTCTGCCGCAGGATGGGCTATCCGGGGACACCAAGCGAATTGCACCACCCTAGATCCGGTGTCGGCATGGCCAAGAGGGCAAGCCACTTCGATGTCATTCCCCTGTGTCCTGAGCACCACAGAGGGAAGACTGGGGTGCACGGGCTAGGCACGAAGGGCTTCCCCAAGCACTGGGGCTTCACAGAGCAGGATCTCCTAGAGGACACCAAGGCTCTTTTAATTCCGAGTAAAAGTTAGGGTTTATCGCTAGACACGGACTTTGATTTCAAATTAAAGTTCACACATCGCAACACGGTGTTGCGGGTAACAGAGAAAGGTAACTGATCATGGACGCAAACAACATCCCTCTCCTGGCTGCTGACGAACTCGGCCTGATCCTGGCGCAGATCGCCGAACTGACGGCCAAGGCCGAGGAGATCAAGGGAGCGATGAAGGATGTCGCCACCAACGGCGGCGGCTCGGTGTTCGAGGGCAACTATTTCAAGGCTTCGGTGATCGAGGCCAACCGCAAGGTCACGGACTGGAAGGTCATCGCCAAGGTCTGCAACATCCCCGAGGATGTGATCGTGGCCAACACCACCGTCACGGCCGTGTTCTCTGTTAAGACCGCGACCCGTTAATCTGCCGCAAGGCAGACTGCATTGAAGCGCAAAGGATAGAACGGCAATGCAGTGCAACTACGTGCTACGCGAACAGCCCATCACGGTGGGCTTTTCGGGTCGCAAGATCCAAGCGAAAAGCATCGAGCGGAAGAGAGTTTCGATGCAACGCACAGAGTTGAGTCGAATGGACAAGCAACGCGGCCAGTCTCTTCTGGAGACTAGCCGGGTCGTTTGGCCCCGAGGCAAATAAATGAATTGCGATGAATTTGACTGAGAAGAAGGGACAAGCAACGCGGACTGCTCCTGCCGGGAGCATTCCGGGTCATTTGACCCACTGCACAGCATGGCATCGCACCGGAGGCAAACGAAAAGTGAGGATAAGCAACGCGGCCTGCATCCAACGGGTGCAAGCCGGGTCGTTTAGACCCTGCATCAACGATGTGAGTCGGAAGGCAATGAAATAAGTCGTGGGGATGCGCAACCAAAGGACAAGCAACGCGGACTGCCTCTCTTGAGGGGCATTCCGGGTCGTTTAGACCCATAAGGTATGCAGAGATCCGACGAGCACTGAACTGAATAGATCCGGATTGATAAGCAACGCGGGCAGCACATCTCGGTGTGCTTCCCAGGTCGCTTAGACCTACTGGGCCGGGAACCTCGGCGCTTTTATTAAACCAACCGGAGAAAAATCATGGCAATGAGAAGTGCAGAAATCAGCATCACTGGCGTTAGCCCCCTGCTGATGAACAACCCCCAAACCGTGGATCGTTTCAACCGATTCGCCAAGCGCATGGCCGTCATCAACGCCAAGAAGACCAAACGCACAGATGACGACTACCTTGAGTTGCGCGACCTGGAGATGGAGAGCAAGTCCTACTTCGACGAGAAGATCGGTGTTTATGTCCCTTCCAGTTGGGTGGCTGAGGCCATCGCAACAGCAGCCTTCCGTGTCGCCAAGACAAGCAAGGCGGACATCCGTGGAGCCCTGTTCACCACGGAAGAGAAGATTCCCCTGACCTACCGGGACATGGACAAGGTCAAGGCCATCACCGACATCGTCAAGAACCCCGCATTCCGCATCATCCTAAATTTGCCGCAGGGTCAGACCCGTCTTGCTAAGGCATTCCCGATCTTCCACCAGTGGTCATTCAAGACCGCCATTGAGTTCGACGACAAGATCGTAGACCCCGACAGCATCACCCGCATCTTGGACTACACCGCCAAGTACGGCGGCTTTGGTGACTTTCGTCCTAAGTTCGGTCGTGCTGCCGCGGAGATCGCCCATGTCTAACCGCGAATCCCACAAGGAGTTCTACTCAACGCTGCAGAAGATGGGGATGCTTGAGTACGGCTCCATCATCCCGACCAAACTCGTCCACGAGTTGCTTGAGATCGAGATGCCGGAGTCAGCGCCCAAGGCCGTTTATGACCGGCTGTCCCTGATCGAGTTGGCCGCAACGGACTATGTCCGCAATATGCTGCTCGGTCAGGGAAAGTACCTCACAGGCACCTCTACTGGCTACCGCATCCTGCTGCCGAGCGAGAACGCCTCCCAGATCGACCTGTACATGGAGGCCGCGGACCGGAAACTGACTCGGGCGTTGAAACTCAGCCGCAATACTCCGCAAGAGGCCAAGCGGATGCCTGACCAGACCGAGGCGCGGATCTTGATGAAACGCAACGGCCTGCGCCGCGCAGTGGAGACTTCAGGAGATGCACGATGAAACCGACGTTTGAACAAGAGATGCTTGCAGCCAACCGAATCGCCAAGGCGATGATGGATGCTTGCGACAAAAAAGCAGAAAGCAATGAGTTCAAGAACTACCCGGATGTAGTGCAGATGTACGCCGTGGTGTTCTGCTTGGTCGACATGACGTATCAAATGAACGCCAAGTTGCCTTGGGTGATTGAGGTGGTCAAGGATGCCTACAAAGCATATGAGGCTGATGGCGCAGACAAGAACTATCTGATGTAAGGGCGCCAGATGAAACTTTCTATCAAAAGCAGCGGCCTACGCCGTTCAGTGGAGGCTAAGTCATGAACTTCGACCGCGACATGGAGGAGAGACTGTTCCCTGTCGTCGGTCGAGTCCTTGAACTCATGAAGCAGTACAAGGACGATGAATGGCAGACGAAGTTCCTGATTGCATCCGTCTTCTTCCACCGAACCTGCACGGACCTCGGCATCAGCAAGGAGGCCATGTGCGGTTTCATCGCTGAGTTGGACGACAGGTGGGCAAGTAAACGGAAAACACAATGAGGAGCACGCATGAAGACAGAAGAACGCATCGCCGCGGGCGTGTGCCTGTTGGGTTGGATACTGGTGTACCTGTTCGCCATCTCAGTGCTGCTGATGGATCTCCTGGTCTGGAGACCGGGTTAGTCCAAACACCGAACTGGTGGCCCTTCGCCTACACGACGCCTGACAACCTCAAGCGCCTGAAGCGGCAGAGGGCCATCATCAAGGTCAAGCAGTGGGTCCGATGGCCAGAGGCTCCGTTCTAGGGAAACCACCTAGTTGACCCCAGGTTCTAACTTCGTGTTAAACTGCAAGCACTGCACAACGCAGGGTAACTGGAGCAAGATGATGAAAAAGAACCGTGAATACATCTATGTGGGCGAAGAGTTGTTCGAGGTGGTGATCCACGAGGTCACCCGTCATCCGCGCTGCCACCTCATGGAGTCCATCTATGACCTGGGTTGGCTTGAGATCGACTACACGGTCCTCGACATGGAAGGCAAGCGGGTAGACGGTGAGACCTGCGACATGGAGTGCATCGAGCGCGAACTGCAGGAGATCTACGCATGAGCCTGCAAGACCTGATCAACCTGGACGAGGCCATCGCAGAGGCGGAGGGCCTCCTCTCACAAGCCCAGTGGTACTGGATCTGCGAGAGCGAGTCAGCATACTGGGCTTATCACTTCCCGTGGCTGTAAAACACTTGTGAAATCAATCACTTAACAGTAAAATCAGGGCTCTTCGGGGCCCTTTTTCATGGGGCCAACACGCATGGGCATCGGGCAAATTCGGGCGGAGTGCAGACCGCGCCGATGAGCCGCCTGCACAAGGTGCCCATCCTTGTTGGCCAAAACCTCAACCGCGAGTTAAACTCCCCGGCAGTCCAATGTCTCTGAAAGTACGAGATGCCACGGAAAGCCACCAAAACCGCCGCCAAGCCTTCAAAAGCCCCTGACCAAGGGGTAGATACCACCCAGGCCGCGCAAACTCCCCAAGAGCCGCCAAAGAAGAAGATTGGCCGCCCCTCCAAGTACACCCCTGAACTGGCAGCAGAGATCTGCCAAAGACTCAGTAACGGAGAACCACTGAGACAGATCTGCCGGGATGACCATATGCCCGCCTGGACTGCGGTGTATGAGTGGATGGCCCGCGACGAGAATCTTTCCGAACGCATCGCGTATGCGCGGGAACAGGGATTCGAGGCTATTGCTGAGGAAGCACTCCTGATCGCTGACACGCCGGTCTTCGGCCAGAAGCAGGTCATGACCGACCAGGGCACGGCCACGACGGTCGAGGATATGTTGGGCCACCGCAAACTCCAGATCGAGACTCGGCTGAAACTCCTGGCCAAGTGGAATCCAAAGAAGTACGGGGACAAGGTGCAGGTAGGCGGAGATGCTGAGAATCCCCTGAAGGTTCAGACGGACCTGACCATCTTCGACACCGTCCTGAAGGGTTTAGAGCAGTCCCGCCGTGGATGAACTTGTCGCCGTCCTGAAGGACGAGGAGGTTCGGGAGAAGTTCAAGCGCCTCCCGGCTGACAGACAAGCCGCCTTCGCCTGGAGGGCGGGATGGCTCACCAAGGCTCACAAGCACCAGATCCTGCCTGACGGGGACTGGTGGAGCATCTGGCTTCTCCTGGCAGGCCGCGGAGCGGGTAAGACCAGGACGGCTGCAGAGCAGATAGGCTACTGGGCCTGGGAGCAGCCTGGAACCCGGTGGCTTGTGGCTGCGCCTACCTCAGCGGACGTTCGGGCTACCTGCTTCGAGGGGGATTCGGGGCTGATCGCCGTGATCCCCAACATCCTGATCGCGGACTACAACCGGGCGTACCACGAGATCAAACTCACCAACGGCTCACTTATTAAGGGCATCCCTGCCTCAGAGCCGGAACGCTTCCGCGGTGGCCAGTGGCACGGCGCCTGGTGTGACGAACTTGCAGCCTGGGACTACCTGCAGGACGCCTGGGATCAGATCATGTTCTCAGTCCGTCTGGGCAAGCAGACCCGCATCCTGGCCACTACGACTCCCAAGCCGAAGGACTTGATCATCGACCTCATCAGCCGAGACGGGGACGACGTACAGGTAACGACAGCAAGCACTTACTCCAACCTGGACAACCTCGCTCCGAGTTTCCAAAAGCAAATCTTGCAGTACGAGGGTACGAAACTCGGCCGCCAGGAGATCTACGCCGAGATCATCGACCCGGAGGAGGGTGGTATCGTCAACCGGGACTGGTTCCGCCTCTGGCCTGCAGATAAGCCCATTCCCAAACTGGACTTCGTCGTCCAGTCCTACGACTGCGCCTTTACCGAGAAGGCCCAGAACGATCCCACTGCAGCCATTACCTTTGGGGTCTTCCGCCAGGAGGACGGCCCTGGAAGCGTCCTCATCATCGACTGTTGGCAGGACCGCCTGCAGTATCCGGACCTGCGGCCGAAGGTCATTGACGAGTATGAGACCGTCTTCGGTGAGGGCAAGGACAGGAAGCGGGTGGATCTCGTCCTGGTGGAGGACAAGGCCGCGGGCATCTCCCTGATCCAAGACCTGCAGCGGGCACACATCCCGGTCAGGGCCTACAACCCCGGCAGGGCGGACAAGGTCCAACGCCTGAGCATCGTGGCCAACATCATCCGGGCAGGACGGGTCTGGGTGCCCGAGAGCATGAACCGCAAGGGCTACGTCCGGGACTGGGCGGAGGGCATGATCTCGCAGGTGTGTTCTTTCCCCAACACTGACCACGATGACTTCTGCGACGCCCTGAGCCAGGCCCTGCGGTATCTCCGAGACGCCGGGTTCCTGAACATTGATCCGATCCCGGACGAACTGGACGAGGACGACTACATCGACGCAGGGCAGCGACGTAAGGAAAATCCCTATGCCTCGTGAGCCGTTGACACTCGTTGGCACTTCCCGCACAATCCGTTCTGTTCAGTGTGGCAACTGGACGTTGAAGGTCTTAAAACCCCGGAGGGGTACTGTGCGGTCTTGCACGGCAGTGGGCGAGTCTTTTGAGACCTTCAATCGTCTTGCTGCTGCTCTCGCCAAGAGCCAAGACCGCAGAGTATCTTCCGGGGTTTTTGCTTTTGGACAGCCTGATGCGGTACGTCGGTGGTCAGGCTTGGGATACCCCGCTGCACGAGCAAGCCAGAGCGGGGAGCGTGGGCTAAGTCCAGAGCGCGGTGGTGAACGAGAGTCTGGGCGACGTGAAAGCGACGGGTGGCTCCATACGGAGGTACAGGTTGCAAGCGGAGCGAACTGTGTTGAGGCACGGTTAGGCTCCGCTTTGCTCAGGGATCACCACCGGAGGTGGGGAGTAAAGAGATGAGAAGTAATATCTCTGTAGAACCCTTACCCCATGAACTCCCTGCCTTTGAGGTCACAGTCAAGGTGACTCAGTGCCAGAACAGGTTTGAGATCACAGCCGTCCCCGGCAAGGAAATAGATCCGTGGTGGGCTCAGGCGGTTTTGGCAAACTGGCTTCAATCCCGCATAGACTCAGAAAAGACTGGTGGGCATAATCCATCATCTTCCGAGCGAGGGTAAGCCATGGCCGACCTAGGGCGACAACTGGCAGATTTGCTGTATGGGGAGTCCCAACAGCCTAAAGAGACAACCGGTCAAAAGATTGCCCGTCGCCTAACAGGTGCCGGTGAAACAGCAGCCACTATCGGCACTGGACTTCTCGGCTCCGTCCCTGCAGGTCTTGCGGGGCTTACTCAACTGATCCCTACCCGAGGTCGGGCTCCCGATGTCAACAGAGCCGCCCAGAAGGTCGAGGACGTTCAGAGCGCCCTGACCTACCTTCCCCGCACCGAGACCGGTCAGCGGTATCTGCAGAACACGGCAGGCGCACTTGAGACCCTGGGCGCTCCTGCTGAGTATCTGGGCGAGAAGGCCCTGCAGTACACGGGATCTCCTGGTGTTGCGACTGCAGCAAACGTCCTCCTAGACCCTGTGAACTTCATCGGGCTACCTGGGAGTGGGAAGGCAACCGTTGCCGCCACCAAGGCCGCAGGAAGGGCCGCCATGGCCGCTCCTCGTGTTGCCGGAGACATCCTGTCAGAAGCCCTGACGCCTGCGTCTCGGTTCGAGTCTCAGCGTGGGGCCATCAAGATGAAGGGTGGCAACTGGTTGGCCGGTGAAGTGGAAGACGCCACGAGGTCGCTGAAAGTTAATCGCCCAACTCATTACGACGAAGCGTTGATTCTTGGCGTGACGCCAACAGTCGCTAGAACTCCTGAGTTTCAGCAGGATATGGCTAAAGCCGCCGCCATCAACAACTGGGTTGACAAAAAACTCAACCGGTACATCAAGAACGAGATGGGAACGCCGGAAGATCCCATCCGGAAACTGGCAGAGCAGGGAATTCTGCACTTTGAGCCGCAAGTCAATGCACGCACCAAAGGAGATGCGGCAAACCGTCGAGCATTAGGGCCATTTGGACAGATGGGTCAAAGTCCACTGGCGCAGGCTTGGGAAGATCTTGCAGATTTGGAGATTATTCCTGACAAGGCTCGTGACTTTCAAGACTTTGGAGATGTCCGTCTAAAAGAAAGAAACCCATGGCTTGAGAAGGTTGACCCTGAAACAGACATCTATGCAACTAGTTCGATGCCACTGTACAGGCTTGGTTTCGATCACCTCATTGATGTCCTGAAAGAAGATCTTGCCACCGGGCGTCTGACTCCCGAGCAACTCGACAAAGTCTCCATGGAGCAGGCAGTACGCCGCGCTCACCAGTACGACCAAGAGATGGCAGAGAAGGCCGCCAAGGCCACTGCTTCCGCTCGTGAAGGTTTGCCGGTCTACAAGGAATATCCGCAGGGCTACCGGTGGATTGAACTGAACAAGCCCGGAGCCTTCTCTGCCGAGTCCGACTCCATGGGGCACTCTGTGCGGGGCTACGAGCCGCCTCCGGGCCATCCTGACTGGGTTGAGGGCTCTGGTGGAGCGGGAAACCTTTCCTACGGCCATGGCGGATGGGAAGGCATCAAGAGCGGCAACGCCAAGGTTTACTCTTTGGTTGACGCGAAGGGTGCGCCTCATGTGACGGTTGAAATCAAAAAGAAAAAGGATCATCTCAACTGGCGAAATGTTCCAGAAGAGGTGAAGACCAGAATGATGGAGCAGGCAATTAAAGATGCCGACGCCGTCACGGATGAAGCCGGACTTCAACGGTGGAGCGATGAGAACGCCATTCTTCGCCAAGAAAAGTACCACGACGCCGTTTCGCAGTGGATAGATCAAAACCCAATTGTTTCTAACGAGATTACCCAGATCAAAGGCAAGAGTAACCGCGCCCCCAAGGAAGATTACCTGCCGTTCGTGCAGGACTTTGTGAAGAGTGGCCAGTGGTCGGATGTGCGCGACTTCCACAACACAGGACTCGTTGCAATTGATCCAAGAAGCGATCTCGCTGCCGCAATGAAGGTTAAGGGTCTGACGCCTCCAAAGTATGTAAGTCACGCCGAACTCAACGAACTCTTGCGAAACAATCACGCCGAAATCACCGAAATCTTGCGAAAGAACCGGGGAGAAGGCAAAGCCCGCGGCGGCTCCGTCCGCATCTCCGACAACCCTGACACGATGCGTCTGGAGTTGGCCACTGGCGGGGCTGTAGCGGCCGCTAAGGCTGCTGCAAAGGCTGCGGCTAAGAAGGCGGCAGAGAAGCCTGCATACACGCCCAAACAACTTGAGAGCGCCGCCGAGAAGATCGCCACTCAGTTGCAGAATGAGAACCCGAAACTCTCCGACGCAGACGCGATGAAGAAGGCCATGCGTCTTGCTGAGAAGAAGTTGGAGTGGGAAAAGGTTGAGAAGCCTGAACTAGAGAAGACCTACGGCGCCCTTGAGAAGGCCAAGTACAGCGCACCATTGGCCGAGCGGCAGAGGAATGTGCCGGAAGTCGTCCAAAAGCGAATCAAGGAGACGCAGGAGTTTCTAAAGCAGCCGACCGAGCCTTGGATGCCTCCCCGCAAGGAGTTGCAGGCATTTGAGCGTGAGCGCATCAAGGACGCCCTTGAAGGCTTCCCCGGCATTGAGCAGACCAAGTTTCCTCGATACGAGCCTGCCAAAGCCAATATCGGGTATGTGAGCGAGATCTATGACGATCCCGTCAACCGCGAACTCATCAAGGGTCAGATCAAGCGCGGCCTGCCCTTGGGCGGCGAGACTTTCTACGCCTCTCTGTACCCGCTGAAGTTGGCGGCCTTGGAGCGCGGCATCCCTGAGTCCAAGTTCAACGAGTTCATCTACAGCGTTGCTCCTGCATCTGCCCGCAACTCCATCATGAATGAGATGGCTGTGGGTCAGTTCATGCGGGATATGCGGGCCCGCGGACTTTCATTGGACGAGGATACGGTCAAACGCGAGATGGCCGCTTTCAAAGAAAAGTATGGCACCGGACTGCCCTTGATGCCCGTCCACCGCGAAGGTGTCAAGAATGTGCTTGAGGGCGGTCAAGACTTGCGCGAGATGCTCAAGGCCGACATCCCGACCAATTACAAGATCCCGACCTATGGCACCCAGAAGGCGGGCGACTTTGCCAAGTCCATGGTGTTGGATGTCCACGAGTCTGCCGGTCAGACACGAGGCAGCCCATACCATCCCTACTTCACGCAGCAGGGTGGCTTTGGCCCGACTGAGTACGGCGCTGCTGAGAACAAAATGCTTGGCATCGCGGGCGAGTTGGGCATCCCCGGCGGCATGGCGCAGGCCGGTCGTTGGTTTGGTGGCGGCGAACTCACGGGCTTGAAGTCACCCCGCGGAGATGCTTTGGATCTGTTGGAGAAGCAGGCTGCATACACATTGCAGGGCATGGGAACCACCCCAACGCCACGCAACATCCGCAACTACATCTTGGACATGATTGAGAAGGGCGAAGGCGTATTGATGCCCTGGTTCAAGAAAGAAGGTATGCCGGATGTCCGCACGGAGAAGAAGAAGGGCGGGGCGGTGAAGAAGCAGGCAGGTGGTGCCATCAAGGCTGCCGCCAAGGCCGTGAAGCCTACTGCCGAGCAGGCCGCCAAGATGGCCTCTCAACAGGCCGAGATGGCTCTTAAGAACCGCGCTATGCAGGAACTCAAGGCTCAGTTTGAAGACCTGCCGCTTAATCAGCAGCCCCAAGGATGGATGAGTCCTGAGCGGCTTCAGCAGAAGATCGAAGAGATCCGCCGCAGGGAAGCAACTCCCGCGGGCGGGCAGATCCCCCTGCTCAAGAAGGGTGGACAAGTCAAGTTCACCGGCAACCTAGACGCCATGCGACTGGCTGTCCAGAAGAGAAAGTAAACCATGGCCACTGAATTCCCTATCGAACCCGAGTACGGCCGCTTCATTGAGGGCATGACCGACGAAGCCGAAGAAGGCGTCGAGGTCGAACTGCCTGAGGAAGAGGCGGAGATCGAAGAACTCCCGGACGGGTCAGCCATCGTCAAGATGGACACCAAGGGTCCGGAGGAGGACGAGGACTTCTACGCCAACCTCGCTGAGGAACTGGACGAACTCGAACTGTCTACCGTTGCTCTGCGGTACATCAAACTTGTCGAGATGGACAAGCGTGCCCGCGAGGAGCGCGACAAGCAGTACGAAGAAGGTCTCAAGCGCACCGGCATGGGCAAGGACGCTCCCGGCGGGGCTACCTTCATGGGCGCCTCCAAGGTGGTTCACCCGGTGATGGCCGAGGCTTGCGTGGACTTCGCCTCCCGAGCCATCAAGGAACTGTTCCCGCCTGACGGGCCTGTCCGCACCAAGATCATGGGTGAGGTGGACGAGGAGAAGGTTCAGAAGGCCGAGCGCAAGCGCGACTACATGAACTGGCAGTTGACGGAGCAGATTGAAGAGTTCCGCGACGAGCAGGAGCAACTACTGACCCAGTTGCCTCTGGGAGGTTCTCAGTACCTCAAACTCTGGTACGACGACGACAAGAAGCGCCCCTGCGCTGAGTTTGTCCCGATCGACCGGATGATCGTGCCGTTCGCCGCGACGAACTTTTACACCGCTCAACGCGCCACTGAGATCCACGAGATCACCGAGTGGGAGTTCAAGCGCCGGGTTCGTTCTGGGATGTACAAGGACATCTCCCTGGTTCGCGCCACGATGGAGCCCGAGGAGTCCAAGGCTCAGAAGGCCAACAACAAGATTGAAGGCCGCAAGTGGGATGAGAACGAAGACGGTCTGCGCAACGTCTATCACATCTACACATGGCTCGAACTGGAGGGCGACAGCCGCTCCAAGGGCGCGATGGCTCCCTACATCCTGATGATCGACGAACTCGAAAACGAGATCGTGGGTCTGTACCGTAACTGGGAGGATGGCGACGAGACGATGACCAAACTCGACTGGGTGGTCGAGTTCAAGTTCATCCCCTGGCGCGGCGCCTACGCTATCGGCCTTCCCCACCTGATCGGTGGTCTGTCTGCAGCCCTGACGGGCGCTCTGCGGGCCCTGCTCGATACCGCTCACATCAACAACTCGGCCACGATGCTGAAGTTGAAGGGCGCGAAGGTCTCTGGCCAGAGCGTGCAGCCTGATGTGACGCAGGTGATCGAGATCGAAGCCGCCCCCGGCATTGACGACATCAAGAAGATCGCCATGCCGATGCCGTTCAATCCTCCTTCGCCAGTCCTCCTGGAACTCATGGGGTTCCTGGACAAGGCAGCCAAGGGTGTGGTGACGACCGCGGAAGAGAAGATTGCCGATGTCACGAGCAACACACCCGTCGGCACGACCCAGGCTCTGATCGAGCAAGGTGCTGCGGTCTTCTCGGCCATCCATGCCCGCCTGCATGACGCTCAGAGCCGGGTGCTGAAGATCCTGGGCCGCCTGAACCGGTGGTATTTGGACGATCAGCGCAAGGGTGAGGTGGTCGCCGACCTGGAGATCGAGCGCACGGACTTCAACCGCAACACGGATGTTGTCCCGGTTTCTGACCCGCACATCTTCTCCGAGACGCAGCGGATGGCCCAGATCCAGGCCGTCCTGTCTCGCGCCAAGGAGAACCCCGACCTGTACGACCGTCGGGCGGTGGAAGAGCGGTTCCTGAAGCAGTTGAAGATCCCCGGCATCAACGAGATCCTCAAGGACACCCCGATGCCCGAGGAACTCAACGCTGCGGACGAGAACGTGGCCATGGCCTTGGGTCGGAACGCCTTTGCCTACATTCAGCAGGATCATCTAGCGCATATTCAGACCCACCTGGACTTTGCCCTGAACCCGGCCTTCGGCAGCAACCCGATCATGGCCTCGTTCTACCTGCCGCGGGCTCTAGAGCACATCAAGCAGCACATGGTGCTGTGGTACTTGAACCGCACCAACGCCTATGTGGCCAAGGTTCGGGACGGGGAGCCGGTGACGGAAGCCGAGTACGAGAACGTCCGCCTGACCGCAGAACTGG